CGACGACGGTACGAGCGGATAGGCCTCTTCTGGGGCGACGCCCATCTACCTGGATTTCCCAGGCGGGTGCCCAATTCGACGGAAAGGCTGGGAGGTACATCGTTCGAGTCAAGAAGAAGTACCCTCCCGTCTGCCAAGTCGCGCACCGATTCAAGGATCTCAGAATCGGTTCTACCGGAAAGTTTTCCTCCACGTCCTGTCACCCTGTGCGATTCGGACAAGATGAGGCGCCTGAGCTGTTGGTTAAACTTCCAGAACTTTGTCGCGTAACGACGCGGTTCAAAGAAGGAACCAACACTCAGTGCAGGAGCCCAAGTAGCGGCAACCCGCAACTCGGCATCAGACTCAGTCAAGCACAGTCCACCCCCCGTCATCGAGACCTGAGCACAGTCTCGAGGGTGGGTGAACATGTCTGTCATGTCGTCGATAACCAAGTCGGGAAGCCGCTCTTCAGCTATTGCCAAGGCCTCTTCAAGCGTATCGCCCGCAACTCCGCTCACAAGCCAGAGTTGGCGCGCCTTTCGTATCGACTTTCCTCCAAAGATGAAAGCCGAAAGAACGAAACGACGCCAAATTCTGGGAGCATCACGGAAGCTGCGGTCAGGGTTAAAGGGAGGGAAACCACCTCCACCGACCTCGCGGGGAAGTTCGACCGCGATACCGGCTTCAAGGAGTCGTTTGCGCTCGGGACGGAGGAATCTACAGGCTACAGCGACTCTCCGGCGCAAGCGCGGGGAGGCCCAGTCAGGGATAGAGCTGGATATTGCGGGGCCCGCTGTGGACCAACTCGGTTGCTCAAACCGAACCGGTCCACTGACCTTCTTTACCGCAAAGTGACCGGGGTGGACCAATGCCCGAACAGGCATCACGTCACACATCCGGTACGGATAAAGATAGGTCAACGGGATTCCCGCAGATCCTGCTGCAGTCCAAGCTGGGGCGGGACGATCCGCCTGGATAAACTCGGCGACCTGCTCCGTAAAGAGGAGAAGGTCTCGAGAAACCAGATGTTTACCCGCCGAGAAGCCGCTTCCTACAGATTCCAAGTTGTCCCGATAGAGCCGATGTGCAGACCGTGCCATTATGGCTGCAAGGTCGTCGCCACAGACAGCGAGACGAAGCAACCGTTCCCCGGCAAAGCCCGGGACGCGGTGTTCGTGCATCGACTGTCGGACGGCGTCCTCGCATGCCCAGAGGTTTATGAGGTTCAGAACGAACCAGGACAAGGGGAGGCCCATAAGGCATCCCGCTTGGCTGGTAAACGAACCTATCCCACTACCCTCCGGGTAACGGACTTCCATCGGCCCCAACAGCATTCGACCAATAAGCCGGATATCAGAGTCGAACCCCACACCATCGCACACGCCTTCCCAAACGGCTTCGATCGACCACGCGGCGAAGGAATCCGTGGCAGCGGAAAGGTCGGCCGATACCAGGGCCAGATCTCCGAGTTCGAGCGGAACCTGGATCGGATGCTCCGAAAGGTTCTCAAAGAGAGCCTCAAGGCGCTTCCCTTCCAGGGATACCCTCACTCTAGGATCCGACTCCAGCATCGGCCATACCAATCCGCGGACCAAGTGACCGAGCTCGACCAACTGCGGAGGACTTTTGGTGACGACACGGGCCTTAAACCCGCGTTCCTCAACCGCAAG